TGAAGTTAAATGATCTAACCATTCATCTGCAGAGAATTCTCCTCTACCTTTTTTCATTACCCAGTCATAAGTTGATGATCCAAATATAGGAGCTTGATCATCACCCATATGAAGTGGTTTAGTTTTTTTAAGTGGTCTTGAAATTACTGGAGCATTGAATTCTTGTTCAGCTAACTCTTGTCCAGTTTTCTGTAAAGATTCTTTTTCGTAAGTTAAAAGTTTTTGTTCTTTGCCGGTGGCCGGTGAACTTGATACTTTCTTACCTCCAAGTATCTTCTTACCAATCCCTTGAATGATTGCCTTTAGGGACATGTGTCCCTCCTTACGTGATCTTAGTAGGTCTTGTTCTACCTAGTTTGCAACCTCTAGCTTTGACCATGACACCTTTTTTATAACCCATAGGTTTATTCATCATGCCACCACCCATTTTTTTATTTTCTTTTTTCTCTTCCATTTTCTTTTTTAAATATTGTGAAGCAGCAACACCTGCAGCACCTATACCCGCAGCGATTTTTCCAAATCGTGTAGCTTTGGCTGCTTTCTTAGCAACTTCCATTGCAGCTTTTCTTTTATTAAATTGTGCTGGAGTTTCTCCAGGTTTAAATCCTTTTGCAGCTCTCATTTCTTCCATTGAAGAATATGTTCTTCTACCTGTATCAGCACCACCGCCTACAGAATATTTCTTAGCCATGCCACCAACCATTTTTTTTACTTTAGCTTCATCTCTGTTCTTAGCAGATTTATAATCTTTGTATTGTTTAGCAGCAGCGTATGCAGCAGGTACCATCATAGCACCAATACCTAATGCAGTTCCAATTCTTCCTGGTAATTTTTTCTTTTTAAGAGCATCAGTTACTTTTGGTGCAACTGAACTAATTGGTTTAGTTGGATCAGCTTTGATTGCTTTTCCAGTTCTTGCTTTCATAGCTTTGAAATCTGCACCAGTAATTTGATCTGGTGGCGGAGCCATTCTAGCAATCTCTTTTTGTTTTGGTGATAATTTTTTCATACCTGTATTTATATCACCTCCAGAGGCTTTTTTAAAGAACTTACTTGGTCTCAAATCACCAAAGTATTTATCCATCTCATCTCTCCAAGAAGCAGCAGAACCTTCTGAAGTTTCCTTAATAGACGCAGCCCCTTGTTTACCTCTTACTCTATGGGGTTGAAATGAGCTCCCTTTTTGAGACTGTTTTTTTACAGGCACAATTTGTTCATCTCTTGCCCCAGCTCTGTAATTCCATGGTTTGACACTTTTAGTACTAAGGCCAGCCTTCTCTTGATTTTTAGTTGCTCTCTTATTTCTTTGAGCTCTTTTAATTCTTTTAAGAATCTCAGATATAGATTTGCCTGCTAGTTTAATTTTGCTCATTAGTAATATTTATAATCTCGTTCTACTTTCATTGGCGGATCATCCCAGTCATCTGAATATGTAGAAACAAATCCACCTTGTCGATATCTTAACACAGCCTGTGTCATACTATCAACATAGTCGTCATACTGGCCGTTTGGAAATGCTGCACATTCCTCAATAACTTCCTGTGCCCAGTGTTCGTCCAAAGGTGCCCATACATTGCCGCTCTCGAACACCGGAGAACAGCTGTTTATTCTAGTATGCTTGTCCCGTCCTCTTGCAGGAACGAAATCAATTACAGGGATACCGGCTCGCCTTAATTCATGAATTAACGGTTGACCAGAAGCTTTGGCTTCAATGATAACAGTTTCGGGTTCCCAATATCGATATTGCTCTAACGCAATATTTTTTAAATCTGGAAAATCATATCTACCTTTGATTGCATCTAATAATATGATTGCTTTCTCATAACCTTCTACAGGTTCAAAGATTCCCCAAGTAGTGATAGCAGAATAGTCAGCAGTTTCTTTTGCACTGAATGCAGTATCATAACTTTGAATGACATGTAATAATTTTGGTAAATAATCTTTATCCCAATCTTGCCACCACTCTCTTTTGATAATTGCACCTTCTTCAGAAGTTGGATCTTGCATGTATTGTGCATTCCAGTTCTTTGTTGAAATAGATGCTTTAACTGATTCTAAATCTTCTAATGACCAATACTCAGGCCACACAGGGTTTCCGTTGTCCAGTATCGCTGGGAACTCAATCACTTTCCATTTATCAGCTTTGGTTTCTGCTTGAGCCTTAACTAGTCTTCCTGTTAAATCATCAGTTGCCCAACGAGTCATGACCACTAAGATTCTTCCACCAGGTTGTAAACGTTGTCGTGGACCAGAGCTATACCATTCATATGCTCTCTCCATAGCAGTATCGGATAATGAATCTTGTTCAGTATGTGGGTCATCAATAATAAGTAAGTCCGCCCCTCGTCCTGTAATAGAACCGCCTACCCCCGCTGCAAAATATTCTCCACCATGATTGGTCTCCCAACGGCCTTTAGCCTTACTATCTTCTCGAAGTGTAACATTTCCAAAGATCTGTTTATACTCCTTGGTCGCCATTAAGTTACGAACCTTACTACCAAACCTAGATGCGAGTTCTGCGTTGTGAGATACCTGCATAATCTTTTTCTTTGGATACTTGCCAATGAACCACGCAGGAAATAAATAAGATGCAAATTCAGATTTAGTATGTCTAGGAGGCATGTTAATGATGAGCCTCTTTGCATCGCCATCAGCGATATCTTGAAACGCGTTTGCAATAATTTGATGATGTCCATATTTCTTAGGATCATCAGTTTTACGATATATAAAATCTTGCCAAACAGTTTGAGCAAAAATTAAAAAATTATCCTGGCACAGCTTAATCCATTCTAGCTGCTTTTTTAAAATTATATCCTTAAGTTCTTCGTCACTAAGTCGATCTAAATCCATAAAATATATATACCCCCTGGGTGCGTATGGTACCTAAAAAACAAAGGGTCCTTTTTTACAATAGACTAATACAAAAACACTTTCAACTATTTCATACCGTTTGGGACCCTACTACATTTATATATCTTGCTTAGTAAACCCCGACTGCTCAGGAATTGGGGTAGCCTGACGCGAAAAAAAATCTGGTAATCTTAAAAGTTGTTTGGTGTTTGGTGTGAGCCTTCTAGTAGGCGAGTGGTGGGTACACCACGCGAAGTTATCGCGTGGTGTTGTCGTGTGTTATCTAGTTAGTAGATGTTTAACAGCAGGGGCAAGGTCGTTAAGTAGATTGTCCTTAAAGTTATCTACGACTTGATTGCCAGAATTTTCAATAATGAACTTCTCAACTCTATTGTAAAGTAGAGCATACATCACTTCATAATTGATTTCTTTTTTCTGCTCACTACTCAAATCAACATCAACTTGAGTAGTTGGTCGTTGGTTATTTAATCTAGTCTCTAGCTGATTAAGTATAGCTATCATGTCAGTATTAGGCATTATGGTCGCCCCCTACTGCTTTGTATTCACAATACTCAATATCAGTTGTGAACTGATTATATAAATCATTATGAGCAATCTTAAAGTTTGCTGTCTCAAACTTTTTTCTCTTACGATTTATTTTCTGCAATCCAAAACTATTGTTGTTCTCATCTGCCACAACAATAAAATTTTGGTTTGTTCTATTAAACACATCAACAACATTCTGTTTAAGTGTGTCTAACTCTTTAGCTAGTCTATTAGACTTTAGCTTTAATTGAGCATAAGCAAGAATAACTTTTTTCTCATCTTGCTTTAGCTTTTTAACTGCATTAGTCATATATACCTCATTAGTTAGTTATGTATTCTTATGAATACAGATTTAATATATATCTTATTATATCTTATGCAACATAATAATTTATTTTTTTTTAAGTTTTTTTAATAGGTCTATCAATAAGGGTAATATCATTTTTTACTTTCATATTCGGTTAAATAGTTGTCTATATTTTCTGCAACATCATCTGGCAAATCGATTAAAATTTCTTCGGTGCCGTCTGACCATGCTAAGTTTAGAGCCCAACCTTTAATAGTTTTACGAGAACGAGGCGAGGGCTCTTGCGAGCCCTCTTTCTTAATGCCTAGCATATTTTAAACCCACCACATTCTTTTAGAAATTTGCAAAACCTCATGCAATTATCTGCACTAAATGGATAGTGTGCATACCTGTCGGTACTCTCGTATAGTTCGTCCCACTTTTTTTTGTCTTCTGGTGGGTAATCAATAGGTGCAATATCCTTATGCTTATCTCGTAGCTTTTGAAATTCTACTTCAAGCTTTGCGTTCCAATCTTCTGCAACTTTCATTTTCTTTTTATGTTGCACTTCTCTATCGTCTAGCTCGCCAATGGTGTATGCGTCTTCGATTATTTGAGCAATCTCTAAGGCTTGTTCTTCTGACCACTCCATACCACCATTTGTTGCTAAAGCCTCAGCATGTTCATCTGTAAACCAATCTTTGAATTGTATTTTCTCAAAGATGAAACTCGCTAAAGGTCTCCACCACCACACATTATTTCTGAAGTACACACCACAGTTCTGTTCTTCAAACTTTTCCTTTTGGTCGTAGTATGCTCTTACTTCTTTCTCGGTTGGTTTAGGCTCTTTACCATTGTATAGGTTAGTCGGCTCTTTTGGTTGTTGCCCAACTATTTTTGGGTTTATTCCATAAACGTCCATTCCCATTTTTTTCTCCTTTGTTAAGTTAATTCTCTCTCTTATCATATCTTATGACTAATGCAACAACTATCTTTTAGAATCATTCTAAACTAGAAAGGTAAGCCACACCAAATCCTGTAGGGTACGACTGCTTCGCTGACGCCCCCAGTGGTAGACCTGAAGTTCCTCTGCCGTGCACCAGCTCTAGACGAGAAACGAGGACGGGAACTAGAGTATGCCAACGAGCGAGAGAAGGATCAATCCAAATGCCACCGTAGTGACATTTGGAAAAAGTAGCCATAAGACAATCATAGCTCCTACGAGCACCTGGATCCCAGCTTCGGCTGCAGCTCCTCCTGCTGCACTTCACTGTCCTTCCACGAGAATCCATTCGCAATGCAACGCGAGCCGGGGCCACCGGTCAACGCATATGTTTTTCCAGCCTCTGGTTTATCTACCGAGTCCTTCGGGGTCCATCCCTCAGGCGGCGCATTCTCTTCATTCAATTGTTTAATTAATGTGCTTAGCTTTTGTTTCGGCATATTGTTTCTCCTTGGTTAGTTGTTAGCAGCGTATAGATAAGATACGATGGGCTTCCTGTCAAGAACTATTTTTAATTTTTTTTAATCTTTCTTCGAAGCTCCATCTCTTTTCATCTGGTAACTCCTTTAGCATCTGTAACGCCAGCTCGTGTACCTCACTGTTCTCCTTCTGCAGGGTCTTCAGTCTTGTATCATACAAACGAGATTTGTTCTGGCTTCGAACGAAATCTAATGCATCAAAATCAATGGCCATATCTTTTCTCCTTTCTTATCTTATCCCACATTTCTTCCCTGCTGTCCAGATAAATTTCCTGATCCCCAGCGACCTGCTTCTACTCTGCGGGGGAAGCTCAAGGTTGAGAACGAGAAACGAGGTTTCTTCATTGAACGAGAACGAGAGCTGAAGAAGGTTGTCGGTGTTTCCCTGATCCCAGCTCCCATATCACATATATACCTTACCCAAATAGTTTGTCAAACGAGAACGAGCTTACGCTGCTGGAGACCCTGACTCTGCAGGACCAGCGGTGGCCGTGTTTTAGTAATGAACGAGAACGAGAATTGGTGCGAGAAACGAGATTACTCCTCTGCTTCAGGATCCTGCTGCACCAGCTCCTGAAGGGAACTCTTCACCGTTGGCCAGTGAACGGGAAACGAGAACGAGAAACGAGGTTTAAGAAGCCGAGGATCAGTAAAACCGGATACAGGACACCTGTAGAGTTTAAGCTGCCTCTCCAAGAGGGCCTCATTGCAGATAATCACAATACCACCAGCTTTAACATACTTGTTGATCCAAACAATTTGCCATTTATTTAGCTTAGGATAACTGACATAGTCTGATTTTAATTCTAACCAAAAAACTTTATTAAAACCAACACCATGAATGTCTGGTATTCCATTGATTGTGCTAGATTCTATGCGGGTAAAGAACACATCATTGATATGTTTTTTTATTCTTTGCCAAAGTAATGACTCACGATTTTTAGCAGCCATATTGAAGTCAAGATTGTTCGGAATCTTCTAGTTGAGTTCTTAACATTTCAACTATCCAAGGGTTATCTCGAAAAACTCCCATCATCACGTTTGTAAGTTGATTAACTACAGCTTCTTCATGTTCTTCTTTTTCCAATGGAGCTTTTTCTTGGTTAAGTCCTGCAACTTGAACAGCTGCATGCATTATCTCATGAATTGTTGTATTGGCTCTCTCTTGCCCACATAAATCATGCTGTATGTGAATTACATTTTGTCTATAATCATATTCACCAAAACAATCAGTCATCTGCCATTTTTTAAAATCAGGTCTGACATATTTAATTTTTACATCCTTGTAACCAATTCTAACTTTATCAGGTAAACCTTTAACATCAACTACAATTGGAGTAATATTCTTTTTAAAATGTTTATTTTTTTTCATTTTTAGTCCTTACATTAACAATTCCTACAGATGTATAAAGTTGTGGGTTATGTACTTTGTTAAAAGTAACAATCCAATCAGACCAACTAGCTTTCTTCAATTTGCTCAGTTGTGCTTTCGACAACGTCAATGGTCTTTGCGTTGTAACCATCGATCTTGTTTGAAAGTTCCTTGAGTTTGTTTTCAAGTTCTTCACGTGACATGCCCTCCAACCCTGTTACTTTAACTTCTTTTCTATCAACATATTGACCAGCCAATTGACCAGATCTATATTCAGCATTGATTGCAGCAGCATATTGTTTATCAGCTTCCGCACTAAGAGCTATACGTTCTAATCGTTTATAACGTCTAAGGTTGTCACCTTCGTATTTAGCACATTCTTCTTTGTAAATTTTGTCCATGTATTTAACAACATGAGGATTTAGTTTTCTATTTGTTAACCTAGATGCAATTACAGAATAATCATTCTCATTCTTACAATCATAGCCAGCCTGTTTTAGAGCATCAGCTTTTGTGATGTTGCCCCAATTCTTAACATAGATATCGATGAAATGCTTTTGCTTTAAAGTCAAGTCATCTTCAGTTCGCAGTTCTTTCTTTTTCAGTGGCATAATAATTTTCTATTATATAGATTATTTTAACCCCTGTCCAACTTTCAAAAAAGCAAAAGTTGAGTTCCCGCAAGACACCCTATATTACTTTTATTGATTAGGTGTCCCTTAGGGACACCATAGGGACACCATAGGGACACCATAAAAACGTACTTAAAGTATTGATATATATACATTATTCTTCTTCGGGGACACCAGGGACACCTCTTTTACCCCCTGAGCACTTTTCTTTTTCAATTACTCTAGAATATCTATATAGAGAAATTTTTTAATATTGCAGCAAATCACAGAAAATGATAATAATTATATGCTTTTTATAAATATGCGGCCACTGGATTACCTTAACTGGTTCGGTTTCCGGTGGCCGGTAACCTTTCTTCCTTAACCTTTCTCACATAACCCTTGCTAAATTTTACCGATTCACGTACAATGGATATTGAGCATCTTTTTTCATTATGCTCTCTTAGGTTAGTTAAATTCCCTGCCAGGTTATTTTTCTTTTTTGCCTGGTAGGGTTAACCTGTCTATCTGTCTTTTAATAATTCTTCTTGATTCCTTATCATTGGCAGCTCGATATCGTTTATATCTATCTCTATACTCCATCCAAGTAAGTTCAGATTTAGAAAATTTTATTACACCCTCTTTTCTTAATTTTAAAAAACGGTCTCTTACAAAACTCGGATCCATATCCGCAAACCAACACACTCGATCAAAATCCTCTCCACCATCTTTAAACCAATTATAAGAATCTTCCTTATTATAAGCATCCACTTTAGAATACGTTTTAAATACACAATCTTCAAACGCCTGGACAATGATTGCCTGGAACAACCTTTGCTCAGGGTATTTTACATTCACAATCTTTTCGGACATGTTAGTGCCCAAAATCTTTAATAAGGTCGGTGAGTAGTTCACTGTATTGAGATTGCTCCTTTTTAGGATACTGCAGCTCTCGTATTTCTACCCAATCATCGAATACCCCTTCAATGAAACGCATCTTACCTACACCATCTAAGGACTCAATTACATGATAATGGTAATTAACTAAATTCTGATAAGTTTCATCGTCCATGATAAACGTGACTGCAGAGAGGGAAAAGATATCGATATGGAAATACTCTGCAATCACGCATCATTTTTAAAGACCAGTTTAATGCCTTTAGCCTTAGCTGCAGCTTTACGACCGATCTTCCAACACTCATCAACTTTGTCAATGAATGAAAGACTGAAATTTCCTAAACCAAAATCATTCCCACAATACAACTGAAACATCAAGCTCGTTAGTTCATCATATGTCTTTTTATCAGGACATATCATTACCAATTTCCTTAACGTGTTTTCTAACGCTTCAGGACTAGCCTTAAGTTTCTGTTTCGCCACTTAGTCTCCTAATTAAATTGTTAATTTAAAAACTAATTATTCGTTGCTATTGTGAAAATAAAGTGTTTTGAAAAGCCCCACTTTCTCATTTAGGCTTAGGAATACGTTAATTGATTAATATAGAATTAAATTTTAGATTGCAAGCAAAAAAAAGGGGCCAGATCTCCCAGCCCCTTCTTCAGTTAGTAATCAGATCCGATCTAACTTATTTACTATTGAGCAGTGCGCGCCCTTGCTTTAGTAAATTCTCTCTCATCGCTTCAGTAGATTTGCCTTCTTTTTTGGCAATTTTTTTAACTTCTTCATCGACTAATTTAGCTATCATGTTACCAGGTCGTCTAAACCCTTCCTTACCCATAGCTCGAATTATACAATAAGAGTCAATATCCACTGCACAGGATTTCCATTTATTTATGTCCATTATGCTGCATCCTCTCTTTTATCAAAGTCTCGGTCAAGTGCAAATTTTAGTAGATCGATTTTTTTATCTCTGGTTAATCCACCATTATACACTCTATCGAGTTGTTCAATATATTCATCTTTTGATGTAACTGCATTAAGTTTTCCACCCTTAGATCGCATTGCAGATTTTAATCTGTCAAAACTAAACTTTGGATGTTTGCACAAAATTAAATAAGCTCTGATCAATTGTCTTTTTAACTTTGTAGCTGACGGATCAATTTGCTTAGCGATGTGTGTCAT